GAATTGCTTAGTAATGTTAGCCAACGAAACAACCATGTTAGTTTCGTCAATGTCAGAAGGATCTACAAGAGTTGACCAGTAACGTTCATTCTTTAATTCGTATGAGTCCCAGTCGTTGCTGTAGTTAGCTACTGGTGTTGTGATCGTTCTACGTTGTCTATCCTTACGACCACTGGTAATTTCTAAACGTGGAACTTTAATATGCTTTGCACCGTCAAATTTAATAATTGAGTTCGATGGAGAGTTCCATAAATCAGCACTATATAAGTGACCATCATAAAAGGCTTGTTGTACAGCTGATTGATATTTTTCAGCATAATTAATTGTCATTTATCTATACTCCTTTAAACACGTTTACCATTGCTTGGGTCGTATCAGTTGCAGGAGGTTGACCGTCACTAGGTTGGTAACCCTGTTTCTGACCTTCATTGAACAGATAAGCGTCAGATTTATGTAAAGATTTAATTTGATCATCTAACCCTGTCAAATTACCATCATCATCAAGCTTAATTTCGTCCATGTTCAAAAGACCTCTAATAGCCTTATTGTTGCGAACGTTAGCTTTGCTTAATGATTGGTCAATTGCGCTATTTAAACGATTAGCAGCAAGTTTTTGAGTAAGATCAGCTGTGTCCTTGTCATATTTGCTCTTTAAATCGTTGAATTGCTTAGTCAAGCCTTCATTATCTTTAACTTGAGAGCGCAACTTCTTTAAATCCTTATCTCTTTCGCTCATTTGAGA